GCCAACGGTGAAACCTATCCGCGGGCGCCGCCATGTCCTACCTCCGCCGCCGTGTCCGCGCCCGCGAATCCTGGTCGGCCCCTTCCTTTTCAGCCCCCGATGCACGCATCGTACTGGTCGGCGCAGTAGACCAGCAGCGGCGAGCGCATGGCCGCGTTGGCGGGGGACGTCGAGTCGCACCAGCGGTCGTCCTGGCGGCAGACGACATCGAGCGCCCCTTCGCAGGCGCGGTGCAGCTCGGCGCAGGCGGCGTATCGATCGGGCTGACCAGCGCACCCACCCACGACGACAAGAGCCAGGACCAGGAGCAGCTTCATGGGATGAGCGAGGTCGCGGAGCATTCCTCGTCAATCTGATGTGACCGCGCCGACGCCTCACCGGTAGTGGTGAGGCCTACTCACGCCTAGGCGGTCCACCATCCGCCCGTGGCCAGACGCCCCCGCACCAAGGCAGCATCTGAGCCCGCGGGCGACATCCTGGCGCAAGCCGGCGACGTCGGCCTCAAGATCTCCGGCGGCATCGTCCAAGAGGAGTACGTGCGCGGGCTGCAAGGCTCGAAGGCGCGCGACACCTGGCAGGAGATGCTCGACAGCCCGCTGCCCGGCGCCGTCATGTCGCTGGTCAGCCTGTTCGCCCAGCAGGTGGAGTGGTGTGTAGAGCCCGCCATCGAGGATGACGAGGCCGCGCAGAAGGTCGCCGACTTCATCTCCGAGAACATGGAGGGGATGAAGACGGGTTGGAACCAGATCGTGGTCGAGGCCTTGAGCGCCTACCCATTCGGCTTCAGCCTGGCCGAACCCCTCTACGAGATCCGCCCGGACAGCACCGGCACGCCGCGCTACATGTGGCGCGACATCGAGCCGCGGGCGCAAAGCTCGGTCTACCGCTGGCTAGAGACGGACGTCGACGGTCGATGCGAAGTCACCGGCGTCCAGCAGCTTGTGCCCGCCCGCGGCACCTTCGACATCCCGCTCACCAGGCTCATCCACTTCGTCCCGCGTCCAGAGAAGCGATCGCCAGAAGGTCGCTCAGCCTACCGCTCTGGCTGGCGCGCCTGGATGTACGCACGCAACCTCGAGGAGTCCGAGGCCGTCGGCATCGACCGCGATCTGACCGGCGTGCCGGACATCCAGCTTCCTCCCGCTGTAATGGACCCAAACGCCGATGCGGCTCGTCGGGCAGTGCGCGCAGACTGGGAGGACAAGGGTCGAAAGCTCCGGCGCGGCAAGCTCGATGCCTTGGTGCGGCCGTCCGAGGAGATCGAAGGCAAGAAGACCGGTTACGCGGTCAAGCTCATGACGAGCGGCGGGACGCAGCGCGTCGTAGCTGATACGCCTATCCGAAGGCACGAGACCCGCTTCCTCATCTCCGTGCTCTGCGACTTCATGAGCCTGGGCCAAGAGGCGGTCGGATCGAAGGCGTTGGCCGACAGCAAGATCACGCTCACGATCGCCGCCATCGGTGGCCTGCTCGACTCCTACGCCGAGGCCGTGACCAAGCAAGGGGCCCACCGCCTCTGCGAGCTCAACGGCTTTCCGAGGGAGCTTTGGCCCGAGATCGAGCGCGGCGAGGTCATGGCTCCCGAGTTGCCCGAGCTCATCGACATGCTCTCGAAGGCCATCAACGGGGGCATCATCGTGCCGACCCAGGAGCTCCAGGACTGGATGGTGCGCCAGATTCCCGGCGCGCCCGAGCCCGTCACCCCGGGGGCTGGCCAAGCCGAGACAGAGCCCAGCGCATCACCGACAGAGCAGCCCGCGCCGCCCGCGACTCGCCACGGGCAAGAGTCGGCCACCACGCCGCAATTTGAACGGCCACCTGCAGAGCAAGAGGCGTAGGCACCTGGGCCCGCCCATCCGCGTCGACCGTCGTCATCACGATCGGTAGCTCGCCCTCGGCCGAGATCCAGGCGTGCACAAGCTGGGTCCGCATCTCCGGCTCGAGGCCTTCCACGAGCCGAGCGAGCGCGCCTGGCTTGAGGCGCCGCGTGCCGTTCTCCGCCTCGCTGATGCGCTGGAGGTCGTTCGCCCCAATGGCCACCGCCAACGCCTCCTGGCTCATCGATGCCTGAACGCGCACGGTGCGGAGTAGCGCGCCGAAGCGCTTCTTTGGGTCGGTAATTTCACCATCCACGGTGAGGCCATCCTGTCCCGGCACAGCGAAAGCTGGCAACCGTGGCGGTCGACCTCAACGCTTTGGACGAGCACGCTCAGGCGCTGTGGGCCCGCGTGCTCACCACCGCCCAGGCGGCCGGCGAGTCCGTGTCCGAGGCCCGCGCGATCGCCGAGCGAGGCCTGACCAACGCCGGCCTCATCCCCGGGGCCAAGGCCAAGAGCTTCGCCGAGCGCACCAAGGACGGCCTTCGCCTGTCGATGCCCATCGTGGCCGTCACCAAGGGCGGAACTTCTGGAAAGCGCAGGGTGTTTGGCTTCGGCTCCGTTGCCGTTGACGCCGATGGAGTCCTCGTCATCGACCACCAAGACGACATCATCGAGCCGTCCGAGCTTGAGGAAGGCGTCTATGACTTCGCCAAGAACGCACGCAAGGCCGACATCCAGCACGACCGAAAGCCGATCGGTGACCTCATCGAGTCCGCCTACCTCGACCCTCGTAAGCGGGTGGCCATGGACGGCGACGGATCCGGCCGTGTCGGCTGGTGGGCTGGCTTCGAAGTCCCTGATGACGTCGCCGCCCGCGTCGAGCGGGGCGAGCTCAACGAGTTCAGCATCGACGTCCTCGCCCACCGAGTGACCGGGCTCGACGGATCGTCGCTCAGCGCCAAGTCCAAGGCTCGTGAGCGAGTGGCCAAGGGCGAAGTCGGCCGCCTACGCAATCTCCAAATCCGCCTCCTGAGCCTCGTCGATGCCGGCGCGGGCAAGGGCGTCTCCATCGAGCTGGTGAAGGCTCGGGAAAGTGAACCCATGAAGATCGAAGACTTGAAGGCGGCGCTCGCCGCTCTGTCCCCCGAGGAGCGCAGCAGCCTCCTCACCACTGAGACCCCGAAGGTCGACGGCGCCGAGACCCCCGCCGCGAAGGCGCTGGCCGAGCAGCTAAAGAGCCGCGACGAGATCCAGAAGCGCCTAGAGCAGGAGGTCGAGACCCTCAAGGCCCGCGAGAGCGAGCGCGAGGAAATCTCGAAGGCCCGCGAGGGTGGATGCGATGGCCTCGTCGGCCTGACCATCGAGGAGCATGCCAAGGCGCGCGTCATCATTCGCAAGGCTGACGCCGAGCTCGCGAAGAAGTTCGAGCAGGCCGAGAAGGCCTGGGCCGAGTCCATCAAGAAGGGCTCGATCACCAAGTCCGTCGGCTCGAACGGCTCGGCCAACGCGGCCGGTTCCTTCGAAGAACTGTACGAGGCCGAGAAGAAGGCCAACCCCAAGGAGCCCGCCGCGGAGATCGCCAAGCGGCTCGCTCGCGACAACCCCGAACTTTACGCCGCCCACCGGGCGAGGAGCTGACCAATGGCCGTTGCATTCGGAGCAAACCAGGTCACGACCGCGATCGCGGCTGCTGACCTCTCTTCCTCGCAGTACTGCGCGGTCGTCTTCTCTCTCTCGAGCGGCGTCCTTCAGTGCGACCTTCAGAGCACCGCCGGTGGTGTCGCTGACGGCATCCTGCAGAACGCCCCCACGAGCGGCCAGGCCGCGGTGGTGCTCACCAGCGGTTTCACGCTGATGCGCGCCAACGCCGCGATCACCGCCCCGGCTGACGTCTGCGTCGCCGGCACCGTTGGTCGCGTCGCCGTGTCGGCCACCGCCGGCCACCGCCGCGTCGGGCGCGTGTTCGAGTCCGCCACCGCCGCCGCTGACTTCGTGTCTGGCTACTTCCAGCGCGACGGAATCATCTGAGGTCACAAGAAGATGCCACGCACGCTACACGTCGATTCCATCCTCACCGACTACGCCGTCGCGTACATGCGCGACGCCTCCACGTACATCGCAGATCAGGCCGTCCCGATCGCGCCGGTGTCCAAGCAGAGCGACTACTACAACGTGTGGTCTCGCGCCGACTTCGCCCGCGATGACGCCAAGCCCCGCGGACCCGGCGCCCCCGCCGCGGAGACCATCGCGTCGCTGTCGACCGACAGCTACCGAGCGGAGGTCTACGCGCTGAAGGGCAAGAGCATCGACCGCGAACGCGACTCGGCCGACGACCCCGTCGGGTACGAGCAGGGCGTCACGGCCAGCGTGATCGACCAGTTGCTGCTGCGGCGTGAGCGGGCCTTCCTGGCGCGCGCGATGCTGACCACCTCGTGGGACTCGAGCAACCGGATGACCGGCGACGACGACGTGACGGCGACCTACGCGTCGACGTTCACGTCGTTCAACACCGCCGGCTCCGACCCGATCATGACGATGAACTACGCGCACACGCTGGTTCGCCGGGGCACCAACGGGCGCCGCGCCGACACCATGATCGTGAGCCCGAACGTTCACGACTACTTGATCGGGCACTCGGCGATCGCGCCGAAGATCGTGTACGGCGGTCAGCTTCAAAACCCGGCCGTCATCACGAGCGACCCGCAGGCGGCCCAGCTCTCGGTCATGGCCAAGATCTTCGGCGTTCAGCGGTACCTGGTGGCGAACAGCGCCTACAACACCGCGATTCAGAACGCGGCCGGCAGCTACAGCGATGTCGCGGCCGACCAGATCTTGCTGATGTACTGCCCCCTGAACGCGCCCCCGATGGCCCCGACGGCCATGCGGGCGTTCTCGTGGTCGCCGTACGACCAGGCCAAGGGCCCGGGCAAGGTGACGGTCAAGCGCTACCGCGAGGAGAGCATCGAGTCGGATTGGCTCGAGTCGCAGTTCGCCGTCGACTTCAAGGTCGTGGCGAGCTCGGCCGGCGTCATCCTCTCGAGCTGCCTCAACACCGACTGATCGGAGGGTCCAGTGCCGTACGTTGCCGCCGTTGTTCTGCGCGTTGGTGGTGCTCGAGTGGAGCCCGGCGACGACGTCACTGCGGCGGTCTCCACCTGGGGCGCAAGCTCCGTGGAGAACAGCCTACGGGCCGGGACCATCGTTTTCGTTCCCCCCCAGCTCCTTGGGGCTGTGGATGTGGCTCCCGCTCAGGCCGCGTCCCCAGCCCCAGGAGCAAATCCCAAGAAGCGGAGGTAGGCCATGCCCTGGTCATACGACTCCGCTTCAACCTCAGCGCTGGCTCAGGTCCGCCGCTGGATCGGCGACACCAACGCCTCATCCAAGCTGGTCGACGACGAGGTCATCGAGGGCCTGCTCGACGGCGGCACCGACGCCGCTACCATCTTGCGGGCGGCTGCGACGGCGGCTCGCTTCTGCCTCGCGGCCATGGCCCGCGACCCCGACCGCTCGATCGAGGGACTCCAGGTCACCCGCGCCCGCATCGAGGCTTACCAGTCGATCGTCGATGACCTCGAGTCTCGCGCCGGCTCTCAGCCCACCAGCCTGGCGACGATGAGCGCCGGCAACATCAGCAAGGCCTCGGACGCCGTCATCCTGGAGGATGAGGACTACGAGCCCGTAGAGCCCGGGTATCTGGATGAGAGGGTGTCATGACGACGGCCGACCTGGACGACGTCATCGCAGCGATCGCCGAGCTGCCCGAGGCGGCCCGGGTGGAGCTCGTCAAAGCAGCCCTGCGCCTCGCCCAGTACGCCGCCGGCGAGCTCTCCCGCGAGTCCATGGCCCGCCTCGCCAAGGACCCCACGGGGCGCCTGGCGCGGTCATTCCTGGCGCGGGTGGTCGAGGGCGACACCATCACCGCCGAGGCCTACTCGAGCATGCCCTACGCCGCCATTCACGACCGCGGCGGGGAGATCAAGGCCAAGCGAACCAAGTACCTGGCGATACCCATCCGCAAGGGCGCAGGCAAGCCCGGCCGAGGCCAGGGCCCGCGGGACTTCAACCGGCCGCTGTTCCCCGTGCGCGCGCGATCGGGGGCCATGCTGCTCATGGAGCGCGTAGGCAAAGGCAAGCGCCAGAAGATGGTGCCGCGCTACCTCCTCAAACAGTCCGTCCGCATCCCGGGCGTGGGCTACCTCGATGCGGCGGCCAAGACGCTGCTGGAGCAAGTCGGCATCACGGCCGAGCGGGTGGCGGACAAGCTCGCGCTCCAGGTGGTGTCCAGTGGCTGACTCGGTCCGCCGGCAGATCGCCGCGCACCTGGCGGCGGCGTTCGAGGCGCTCACCACGGCCAATGGCTCGAAGGTGAACGTCACCTTGGTTGAGCGCTACCTCCAGCAGCCCGCCGAGCACCCCGCCGATCTCGAGGGCTGGCGCGTCGGCTTCTACCTCGGCCGCGAGACCCGCCAAGGCACTAACCCGGGGCAGATCTTGTGGTCGCTCGAGGGCGAGGCCCAGGCAGCGACGTCGGTGAACATCCAGGCTACTTGGGACGCAGAGGACATGGCCGATGGCGTCGTCGAGCAGTGGCGCCAGGAGCAGGCCGCCGATGCGTTGGACGAGCTCAAGCACGCGCTCGAGGGAGCCGCGGGCGCTGTGAGCCGCGGTGGCATCGCGATCAACACGGAGATCACGAGCCGCTACGCCGACGAAGGGTTCCCGGCCAAGGACGCCTCGAGCAACGGCGGGCGCGACGTGTACTGCGGCTGTGTCTGCGCCTTCAAGATCTTGTATCTCGATCAACCGACCAGAACCTAAGGAGCCGAAACTATGGGCCTGAATCCAGCACTCGCGCACGCACTCTCGAGGGAGCAGCGCTTCTTCATCCAGCCGGAGTCGACCCCGGGGACCTTCGTGCGCGCGACCTCGGCCAGCGCGGCGAAGATGCTGAAGTTCACCAGCGGCTTCGACTGGGAGCGCATCGAGCGCAAGGACAACCGCGACTCGCGCTCTCTCTACGAGCAGATCTTGGGGAAGCAGAAGATCGACTGGGAGCTCGAGTCGTACCTCATCCCGAGCGGCACCGCAGGCACCGCGCCAGACCAGCAGGACCTTTTCCAGGCGGTCTTCGGCCAGGAGACGGTGAGCGTCGGCGTGTCGGTCACCTACGCGCTGAACAACACCCAGAGCGGTCGACAGACCGTGAGCCTCACGCGCTGGGCGAACGTCATCATGGAGACGCTGCGAGGCTGCAACGTCAACAGCATGAAGATCTCCGCCAAGGGCTCAGAGCCGGCGATGGTGAGTTTCAAGGGCTCGGCCTACGGGCTGTGCCTGACCGGCAACTCCACCTTGGACGGGGCGATGAGCGCCACCGCTTCGATGGTCATCGAGAGCGGAGACGAGTACGGCTTCGAAGGCCACGCGACCTTCGGCTCAATCGTCCAGGTCGGCGCCAACACCAACACCGGCACCGGCTATATGGTGACAGCGCGGACTGGCACCACCGCCACGCTCGAAGCAACGCTGAGTGCTGCTGACGCGGCGGACGTTCTGCCGTTCGCTCCGTCCGAGACCGTGGTTGGTAGCCCGATCGGCGGCATCCTTGGCTCGATGTCCATCGCCGGCACCACGGTGCCCATCATCGACTTCGAGGTCGAGCTCGACAACGGCGACAAGCTGATCGACGACGAGCTCGGTCAGCAGACCACCACGGACA